AAATTACTAATAGTTTATATATAATATCATCTAAATATGATTTAATTTATTTTAGATATAATAAAATTTCATTATGTATTTTAATTATTTCAACAATAATAACTTTTGTAGAAGCAATTAGATTAACAATTGTTAATTATGATACACAATATAATAAATCTGAAATTAAAAATTATATACCTCACGAAACTATATCATTAATAATTAATATTTTATCTTTATCATTGAGTACTATTTTAACTATTCTCAGTTCAATTGTTAAATTTAAGAATTATAAAGAAAATATGGATAAATTAAAGAATTTACACGATACATTATTTAATTATAAAACTTTATATGATAAACAAAAAGAATTAATTAAATTTTTTAAGATGAATAATACATTATCAGATGAATTATATGATAAATTAAAGGAAACCATTGAAGATTATAATAGAGATATTAAAGAAATTAGTGTTTTTGAAAATATAAGAAATGAAGATATAATTAAATTTAATAAAATTAAAGTAAATCATGATATTAAACTTCAAAAATTAGCAACAGAAAGAGAGATTGAACTATTGCGAATATCTATGAATAGTAAAAGAAAAAAAGAAGAAATTGAAAGTGGAATTGGAACAATTAAATGTTGTTTTAATTAGAATAAGCAAGACCACCCATACCTGAAAGAATACGAAGAACATTATAATTAGTAGTATAGATATAAATACTACCAGGTTGTGATGATTTTACAGATAATACAGCTGTATCTATGCGAGACATATTAAGAGTTCCCGATGGTTGATGTCCTTCAGGTTTTATAGCAAATGAATAAACATTAATACCAGTATGATATTCATTAGGACTATTTTCATGATGTTGATATGGTTGAACTAAATTGAAATATTCACCACTTCGTTCAGTAAAGCGATCATTGCCATTTAATTGTATTTTAGCTTCAGTTACTGGATTTTTACCTAACCATACATTATTATCTGTTACACGATCAGTAAAATTATTCCAATAAGTAGCATTTGGTTCAGAATTTGGTTTAATATACCATACTAATTCTTTGCAAGGATGATTAAAATTCATTCGAATACTTTTAGTATTTCCTGCAGTTGAAATAGTGTCACTACCAGTAAATTGAAGTTGTTCTATTAAATATTCGTGTGATAATTGAGCAAATCGTCGGCGTTCATCAGTATCTAAGAAAATATAATCAACCCATAAAGCAACATCAGATAATAATAAGTTATTAACATTTGCAGAAGTTAAAGCACTATTAAGCTTACCATCTATCATTACACTTGATTTATTTGATGCAAACATACTAAAACCACGATTTGAATAATTAGCACCTGTATCTACAAGATTAGATTTAGATTCAAAATCTATATTAATTTTAACTTCATGATATTGAAGTGCTATTAATGGAAGAGCTAAACCAACATTTCTACAGAACCAGAATTCTAAAGGAACATATACAGTATATGATTTTTTAGCAGATAAGTAAATAGAATGATTGTATTTATCACCACCAACCATTAAATAATAACCATCGCGTTTGCCTGCAGGTAATGAAAGTTCATTCCATATATATAACCATTCAGCATAATGCTTATCAATTCGTTGACCTCCAATTTCAAGTTCAATTGATTTTAATAATTTAAGACCAAAATATGGAACTAAAGCAACACCATTATCTTCAGTTGAAGGACCAGAAGTTGCAGTTGCAGAATCATTTGTAAAAGTTGCACGTAAATAAACACGATTTATTAAATCTCCATTACGTGTTATTTGACAAGTTACACGAGAACCAAAATTTTCTTTATACTATAATAGGAGAAAAAAAAAGAATAATTAAAATCTAATTAGAGTATGCTAAACCACCCATTCCAGAAAGAATGCGAAGTACATTATAATTAGTAGCATAAACATATAATGATGATTTAGCTGATTCATATGAAGTTGCTTTATCATAAACATCCATTGTTAATATAGCAGTATCTATACGAGACATATTAAGAGTTCCAGATGGTTGATGGTCTTCAGGAGTTAAAGCAAATGAATAAACATTAATACCAGCATTAGTTGGTATATTCTCGTGATGTTGATATGGTTGAACTACATTAAAATACATTCCATCGCGTTCAGCAAAACGATCATTACCATTTAATATTAATTTAGCTTTTTGAACTGGATTAGAAGGATATTGAACTTCATTATCATTTCCTTTACAACCATCATACATTAATTTTTCTCTATATTTATCAGAAGTTTTATCAGCAGTAACTATTGAATTTTTCTTTGTTGTATAATTAAACCAGTTATCTTTATTACAATCAGAATTTGTTAAAAACCATACTAATTCTTTACAAGGATGATTGAAATTTAATTTAGATCGAACACTTTTGCTACTTACAGCTTCTTGACCTGTAAATTGTAATTGTTCTATTAAATATTCATGAGATAATTGCGCGAATTTTCGACGTTCATCAGTATCTAAGAAAATATAATCAACCCATAATGAAGCAGTGAATGAAGGTATACCACTACTTCCACTTGCAATTGCTTTAGTATCTAATTCACATTTATCTTGAGTTTCAAAATTGATATTTATTTTTACTTCATGATATTGAAGAGCTATTAATGGAAGAGCTAAACCAACATTACGACAGAACCAAAATTCTAAAGGAACATATAAAGTTTTATTAATAGAAGATTTAGCAGCATCAACATCATTAACTTTTCCACCATAAGCACCAACCATATCATTATAACCTTCGCGTTTGCTGACAGGTAATGTTAATTCATTCCATATATATAACCAATGTGAATAATGTTTATCTATACGTTGACCTCCAATTTCTATTTCAACATAATTAATAACACGAAGACCAAAATATTTACAATAAATTTCATCAGTTAAGTTTCTTTATACTATAATAGGAGAAAAAAAAAGAATAATTAAAATCTAATTAGAGTATGCTAAACCACCCATTCCAGAAAGAATGCGAAGTACATTATAATTAGTAGCATAAACATTAAGATCACCTGTTATAGTTGATGTTGCTGATTTAGTAGTAACAGATAATACAGCTGTATCTATACGAGACATATTTAAAGTTCCAGAAGGTTGATGTTCTTCAGGTTTTATAGCAAATGAATAAACATTAATACCAGCATTTTCAGGAATATTAGTATGATGTTGGAATGGTTGAACATAATTGAAATATGAACCGTTGCGTTGTGCAAAACGATCATTTCCATTTAATTGTAATAAACAAGTATCAAATGGATTAGTTGCATTAGGATGTAATCCAGGTTCAGTATTAAGAACAACTTTCTTTAAATAATCACCTGTACCACTTAATCCAGATAATGCAAATACATTACTACCACCAGCTAATTCAAAACTATCAGCAGAACCTATAGTTTTAGTTCCTGGAAATTCACCAGCTCCTAAAAATGAACCATTTGCTTTTACAGTATAATTATACCAATGATGACGAGTAGCGCCAGTACCAGCATATTTAGCAACCCATATTAACTCTTTGCAAGGATGATTAAAATTTAATTTAACACGTGAAGAAGCACCACTTGAAATTGATTCAGAACCAGTAAATTGTAATTGTTCTATTAAATATTCATGAGATAATTGCGCAAATTTTCGACGTTCATCAGTATCTAAGAATATATAATCAACCCATAAATTAGCTTTTGATAATGATTTAGGACCAGTTGGATCAACACCATTAGCACCAAAAGCACAATTCTTAAATGTTTCAAATTCAATCTTAAGTTTAACTTCATGATATTGAAGAGCAATTAATGGAAGAGCTAAACCAATTTGACGACAGAACCAGAATTCAAGAGGTATATTTAAAGTATAAGGTGTATCACTAGTAGTTATATCATTATCAGCACCAACCATTCGTTCCCAAGCAAAACGTTTACCAATAGGAAGTGAAAGTTCATTCCATATATATAACCAATCAGAATAATGTTTATCTATTTGTTGTCCACCAATTTCTATTGAAACTGAACGTAATAAACGAAGTCCTACATAATTAACATATTTATCAAGAAAGTAATTTGGGGATTACCAGTTAAATAAACATCCTGAGCTCCATAAGCGACAAGTTGAAGAAGACCACCACCCATTTATGCTATATTCTTTATACTATAATAGGAGAAATTATTTTTAACTATATAAGCATATTTAAAAAACTATAATTTATAGTAACATTTAAAAGATGTTTAAAGATAAAACAGCAAAAAAGCGAATTCATACGAATAAAGAATTATCTACATTAGATGCAATGCATAATAAAATAATAAATCTTTATTCTAGTAAAAATACAGAAGAAAAAAATAATATAAATAAGATTAAAAATTTAGAAAATATAGCTAATTTATTAAATTCTCAAATAATTAATTATAATAATGATGGATTAGCAAATGAAAATTATTATAATGAATTATGGAATAGTAATATAAAAATAAAGGAAGAAATAATTAAAATTAAAGAGGAATTGAAAGATATTAAAAATTTTAATGAAATAGAATATTATGAAAATACAAGTTATATTTTATTTAATTATTATGATATGATTGAAAAACAATCAAATAATAATTCCATTAAAAATGTAAAATTTAAAAATAAATCAATAATTGAATCATTTAATTTGCAAATTAATAAAGATGAAAATTTATATGAAGTAGCAGAAGAAGATGATATTAAAACTGTTGAAAAAAGTACATTAGTTGATAAATATTTATCTATAACAAATACAAATCATATATCTAAGATTGATTTTGATAATCGCGAATTATGTAGAAATTGTAAAAATCCATTAACCTGTTTACAACACGATGCAATAATGATATGTGATATATGCGGATATCAAGAACCTTTATTAGTAGAACAAAATAGACCTATATTAAAACAAAATACAAAAGATACATCACATTTTAGTTATAAACGAATTAATCATTTTAGGGAATGGTGTAATCAAGTTCAAGGAAAAGAGAGTACAGATATACCAAATGAAATATTTGAAAAGATTTTAAATGAAATTAAAAAAGAAAAGATAATTGATACACGAAAAATCACTTATAATAAAATGCGTGAAATTCTTAAAAGACTTAGAATTAATAAATATTATGAACATATTAATTATATAATTAATAGAATTAATGGAATACCTACACCACAATTTTCAGCAGAATTAGAAGAAAAACTTTGTTCTATGTTTAGAGATATACAAGCACCATTTTTAAAACATTGTCCTAAAGATAGAAAAAATTTCTTATCATATAGTTATGTTCTTTATAAATTCTTTCAAATACTTGGTCTTAATGAATATCTTAAATTTTTTCCTTTATTAAAAAGTAGGGAAAAATTATATGCTCAAGATCAAATATGGAAAAAAATATGTGAAGAATTAAATTATCCAATCATTCCATCACTTTAACCAGGGAAACCAACTAATCGGAAACCAGCACCTAAACCAACACCTTGTCTAGCACCAGCTGATATAGATGGAGATAATAGATCGAATATTGAGAATACACATGCAGCAGTTAAAGCAATCATCCATATTTCATTAAATTGAAGTTTTTGTTTTGGTAAAGCATATGCAGCTAAAGCAACAAATAAAGCTTCTATAGCATATTTAAGTAATCGGACAAGTGCTTCCCATAAATCAAAAGTATAATTAGCATCACCGTTCATTTTAACTATTCTTTTTATACTTAATATATAGAAAATAAAAATA